CAAGATTATGTAAGGGTTAAAAATTTATTTCGTAGAGTTAAACTTTTAGACTGGTTACAAGATAAAGCAACTCTGTTCAATAAATTTCAAATTCCAGAAGGTGGTAGACCTGATACTGTTGCTCAGTTAGTTTATGGTCAAGCAGATTATGATTGGGTTGTTCTACTAACCGCTGGAATCATAAATGTTAGAGATCAGTGGCCTTTATCAAATCGTGATTTATATGTTTATGCAGAAAACAAATATACTACTCAAAATTTAAATTCTATTCATCACTATGAAACAGTTGAAGTCAAAGATCAAAAAGGTAGATTAATTCTACCAAAAGGACAAAAAGTTGATTCTAACTTCAAAATAACTGTTTCACCTGGAGCAACATATACACGTGTTGGACCATATGATAATCAGGTTTTTGCACCAGATACAACTGGCGAAATAAATCCAGTTATAGGAGTTACAAATTATGAATATGAAATAAATTTGAATGATGATAAAAGAGAAATTTATATTTTAAAGAATGGATATTTACAACAATTCTTAAATGATATGAGAGTGATTATGCATTATGATAGAAGTTCTCAATACGTTGATAAGAAACTAATTCGCACTGAGAACACTCGTCTCATCGGTCCATAAGAGTTTCAGTTTTTTATCAAACATCATCACATATCGGTGCTTGCGGGAGCGGTCTCTCCATTCTCCCGCAGCACCTTTCATTTTACCTCTTGAATGTTTGGTGCCGTCTGCATAATAGAAATCTTTTTTTGCATCTGTAAGACCACAGTACTTAAAGTTACAAGCGCGATAGATTGTGCCAGTATGAAAATCGTTATCAGCGTAAGAGATGATTGCTTTAACTTGAGTATCCTTTCGTAACTGTTTAATCGCTCTTGAAACGAACCAAGAAGTGATATTATACTCTCCCTGTTGGGTGTCAGGATGTATGCAAAGTCTTGAAAGTTCAAAGAGTCCTTCTTGTTCATTTCTTGCTAATCCAAATGCTCCTTGTGCTACTTCTGGAACTGGAAGTCCAGTAAAAATACAAACGCCAACTGGTCCCCCAATATTCAAAGGGGAAAAGTCATTCTTTCGGAACAAACCATAGTTATATCCTGATTTGTAACCTTTTGAAAAATCTTTGAGATAGTGATAGGTTAGTAGAAGTTCTTCCGCATCCTTCTTAGAAATCCTATCAATATAGTAATCAGATTTCATAAAAAAAGAGGGGAGGTCCACTCCCCTCATTATAGCACCTGATCAGTCTTCTGCCAAGCGGGCAAAGTAACTGAGTGCATCGTCGTCCTCATCTTCTTCGACAGTAGCAACGGCACGGCGGGTGGGTTGTAGGTTGTTGAGTTCAGAACGAAGATCATCATCAAGATCTTTCACAGGACCACGAGAATAGGTCTCTTCTTCTTCAACTTCCTCATCAACACGGCGAGAACCTTTGGAACCCAACACATATTCAAGACGCTTTTTCAGTTCATCATAAGACTTGAACTGATCGGCAGCAACGAGTTCGGCAAGCGAATACTGCTTCTTCCAGATTGCTTCCATTGCGTCATCATCATCCAGCAGAGGAGAAGGAGCAGCAAACTCACTGGAATCATAGTTACGATAACCAGCGACGTTCTTCGCTTTCAGTTTGAAGTTAGCACCTTGCCAGAAATCAAACGGATCGATTGCTTCCTCATCTTCAAACTCAGGTTGCATTGCAGCAGTCAATTTGTCAAAGATTTTCTTACCAAACTTATACAGGAAGACTTTACCTTCGTTGGAAGGATTAGCAGGATCTTTCACAACGTAGATATTAGAAATGTAAGTCAGTTTACGCTTCTGCTTACGTGCCAGTTCTTTACCAGCATCAGTGCCGTTGTTCCACAGTTCGGAGTTCAGTTCCGACACAGGATCCTTCTGACCCAGAGTAGTCAGAGAGTTCTCAATATACCAACCACCAGAACCTTGAAATGCGTGACTGTAGAGTTTCACGAACGGAAGGTCCTCACCGTTCGGAGCAGGAAGGAAACGGATCACGGCATAACCATTGCCGCTCTTATCTACATCCAGTTTCCACAGACGGTCATCAGAAGAACCGCTGTTGGTATTCATTTTTTCAACTTCTTTAACCAGTTTGGCAGTAAGATTGCCAAGTTTAGATTGCTTCTTAAGGTCAGCAAAAGACATTTGGATTACCTCGGATAAATTGGATTCGGGGGATTACTCGGATAGTATAACAGAAATTGCCTCAGCGGTCAATGTACTGCTTGAGGGACTCAATGGTTTTGTTCATACTACTGAATAATATTTGCATATCAGTATCTGGTGGGAAACCCATCAGTGCAACTGATTTGCGTAGGTTCTCTTTCATTTCAACCGCTGTTGGGTCGTCTGAAAGGGATAACCTAGTATACATCACTCTTTGCTTTTCTAGCAAGAGCTCAAGTTTTTCAATGTGCTCCAGTTTGGTCTCACGGGACATCATACCAAAAGAAAGAATACTTCCGTATATTTCCTCTTGTAACTTATTAATTTCTTTCAATTCTTCTTGAATAATATCGGAGTCAAAAAAGTTACTCATCTATGATTTCCCGTAAAATCTTTTTAAAAAAGAACACGTCAATATTTAGGAATGGCATATATTTTTTTAATTTCAAACTTACGGTTTCCCACACAGGATCATCAAGTTTTTTATCAAAGGTTTTTGAAAAACCAAATATTTTTTCGTAGATTGTAAAAGTTTCTAGTGACAATTTCCCGCTTAGAAATCTTTTGAGGACTTTCGGGTGTCCTTTGGAACAGTTGAAAACATCCTGTAATTCGTTCTCCAAGAACAATTCGCTGCTTTGCTCTTTGAACAAGTAAGTCAAACTCTGCTGTCTCCGCATCCAATCTGCGTAGGTTCTTTCTCCAGAATTGATAATTTCTCCAATCCATAAGTTGCTAGGGGAATCAGATGCTACAAAGTTTGATACTAAAAAATCTACGACTTCTTTATCAGAATACTTGCGACTTGTTTTTTCGAACCAGTATTTGTCCTTTCTTTTGTTGAAAGAAGTCATACTGGCACGAGTCTTCGCACCATATTTAAAGAAGTCGTATTTTGGGTTTGTGAAATGATTTTTGAGTGACAGATAATGTTGATAAGTTTCAAAAGGAGTCACGATCATAAAGGCAATCGAGCACGTGAAGTTTTTTTCATAAAATTAAGACGAGTTGCGTCCCATTTTAACCTCTCTTTCAAAGGTTTTGAAATGAGTTTAGTTACTGATTCTACTTCAAGTTCATTAATTTCGCAATAATGAACGATAGCATCAATATAATTAAAACCTTCTACTGCAACAATATTCTCAATTTCAAGAGCAAATTTAGAAGGTGTTAAAAACTTATTTTCTATTGCCTGTTCTAGTTCTTTATTTGGTTCCATAGAGTTCCAGTTTATCTCTAACAAACTTTCTAATGTATTGGGAGAGAAGTTTGATGTATTTTGATTTGTCATATTCTTCATAGACGACACATTCTCCATTTTCGCAAGCCATAATGATTACAAGTTTTTTAACTGAAATACCAGTCAGTTCGTACAGCATACAACCATATGCCATACATTGAACAAAATAGTGTTCAATCCACTCTCGTGGTTTTGGTTTTTTAGAAGTTTTAAAGTCAATTATTGCTAACTCGCCGTCATATTCAGCGATACAATCAACTGTCCCAGCAACACCTAACTGCTTACTATATAGGGACCCTTCAAGGGCGTAGATATTATTTATACGGTTTAAGTTTGATTTTGCAATCTTAAAAAGGAAATCAGAGATTGGTTGAACTTCTGGAAGTTCTTCATTTTTAAGATGATGTTCAGTAAGAGTATGCATATCAGTTCCGCGACTTGTTGCCGCTTTTGTAATGCGATCTGCTTCCTCTTCACCGACTTTTTTACGCCATTTAACAAAGATTTCTTTATTAAAATGACTGGTCACCGAAGTAATGGAGACCAGTCGGATAAGTTCTTCTTCATCAGGAACTTTATAGTACCTTACACCATCAATTGTTTCACGCTCCAACTGAGGGAGTTCAAGATCAATATGATTAAACATTAAAAACCAGCATCCATTTTTGCAAGAATGTATTCTTTGACAAGTCCAGAGCGAACAATATCATCTACACCAAACTCGATTATATCAAAAGAATTCATTTTACGCAAGACTGTCATAAAATCTACAATTCCATTGCGCTCATTTGTTTTCTGTAAGTCTGACTGAGAAGCATCACCACAGAAACAAATCTTGGTATTTTCACCAACACGAGTGATGATAGAATCAAGTTCGTGAAAATTCAGGTTCTGAAATTCATCAACAATAATAATAGAGTTATCAAGAGTCGTTCCGCGAAGAAAGGAAGTAGACCAGAACTTGATAGTTTCTTGTGACTTTAAGTTACCATAGAGCATCTCAAACTCAGAATCACTAGGCATCTGGAACATATACTTCACCATATTCTTATAAGGAATCTGGTAAATATCTGCCTTGTCTTCATGAGAACCAGGAAGGAAACCAATTTCCCGAGTTGCTACAAGAGAACGAACCAAATAGATTCTTTCGTAAGGAGATTGTTCATCTAGAACATCTTGAAGAGCATTGTAAAGAGTGATAAAGGTCTTACCAGTTCCAGCACAACCATAAGCAACGATGTGCTTACCATCGGCATAAGAATCAAAAAGTCTTTTTTGATTTTCTGTAAGAGGATCAATGTCAATTAAATATTCTGCACTTAGAGGTTTTCTCCTCTTCATCTGTTTTGCGGTCAAACCAACTCCGATTGGTTGGTCATTGTTGCCTCTTTTTCTTCTTGCCATACTAGATTTTCTTTACACGTGAACCAGGTGCTTTTGATGCTTTATGTAAAATGTCATTCCATCCAGGATTCTTTGCAACAAGTTTATCCTTCCATTCGCCAACTTCTCCTGCACTAGGACAAGTTGATGGATCGGACCAATCACGAATCCATTCAGGATTATCTTTTTTCCACTGATCC